TTTATGAACGCTTCCGGGGATATTGATCTCATATTGAATCAAGATTTTGTGGAGAGCGACATTGCACCAAACGCACTAAGGGAAATGGTTGCAGCGTTCATGCAGGGCGCAATCCCGGTGGCTGATTACCATGCCTGGCTGAAAAGGAACGAGCTGACAAGAGATGATCTTGAACTAGAAGACTTCACTGAAGAATTAAGCCTATCTGGGGCAATTGGTTTGGACGATGACAGCAGCGGTTCTCTATGACATAGCTGCGCGTCATCAGGTCTACCTTGAGGGACTGAAAACCCATGAGCTACAAAAGGTAGAGGCGTTCTTAAAGCAAATTGACAGGAGTGTGAGAGCAAAGCTAAGCCAGGATATAACCTCTTTCACCAGAACCAGGCTGGAAACGCTTTTAGTCTCTGTGCAGAGTGATATCCGGGCAATAAGTAGCGGATTCACCGCTGACATACTCTCTACAGTAAATGAATTGTCAGAATATGAGGCTGGCTTTGAGGTTCGATCATTACAGCAAACAAGCCTTGCTATTGACTGGACTTTGCCTTCATCGCAGCAGATCAGGGCGGCTGTTTTTGCTAATCCCCTAAGTATTACAAATCCTTCCGGTGAGAACCTGCTAGAGCCGTTCCTTAAATCAATTAGTGAGAGGTCGGCGGCAAGGTTATCGAATGAAATAAGGGTAGGTTATTACCAGGGCGAGAGCTTAAACCAAGTCTTGCAACGGGTCAGGGGCACCAGGGCGGCAGGTTATAGAGATGGAGTTATAGCGAGGGTTGGCACTGATGCCAATACCCTTGTCAGGACGGCACTACAGCACACAGCATCACAAGCTAGACAAGCGGTGTGGGAAGAGAATGCCGAGCACATGCGCGGGGTTATATGGATTTCTGCTTTAGACTCTCGCACATCAACACAGTGCAGGGCGCTTGATAGGCAGATATTTCCTATTGATGAAGGCCCACGTCCTCCAATCCACATGAATTGCCGATCCACAACTATTGCCGCGCTCAAAACAGACTTTCCTGAAGGCACCCGTCTTGCTAAAAATTCTCAAGACGAAAGGAAGTGGGATTTCATTCCTGAAAATACAAGTTACTACGAATGGTTAAAGCAGCAACCTGCTGACTATCAGATATCTGTGATTGGCCCTAAAAGATACAAGTTGTTAAACAGCGGTGGGATTAGTGCTAAAAGATTCACAGAGCTGCAACTTGATAAAAAACAAAGACCAAGAACGCTCAAAGAGATTGAAGAATTAGACCCGGTTGCTTTTGCGAGCGCCGGTATTTAGTGAGCTGGACTCACGCAACGCGGCTGGACCGCACAGAAAGGGGCTGGACCCCAGGATGGAAACATGCTGAAGCTAAACATTGACCAAGATGCTTTTGACAAATTGGACGAAAATCTGAAAGAACTATACAAGAATGATGGGGATTCCTATCAATTGCAGGTAGATATACCCACCCCTCCTGATAATAGTGAACAGATTTCCAAATTAGAGGCTAAGGTTTCTAAGTTGTTGAAGGAAAAAAGTAACGCTTTGGAAAAGGCTCAACAGGAGGCTTTAGAGAAATCCAAAGCAACTGGTGATGCTGAATCTCTGGACAAGTCGTGGCAAGAGAAATATTCAACCCTTCAGTCTGAAAATGAGGCATTAAAAGGGACACTTGCAAAGGACAGGACAGGAACAAAAGCGTTAAATCTTGCTACAAAGTTGGCTCTCAAGGGAAGTGAGGAAGCTATTTTACCTCATATTGAAAAGCGGCTGAGAACTGATTACGGCGAAAACGGCGAGGTCAAGACGGTGGTTTTAGATGCTGACGGCAATGCCTCTGCTCTGACTATTGATGACCTTGAGTCAGAGTTAAGGGAACGCCCTTCCCTTGCGCGGTTAATTGTTGGTTCTCAAGCCAGTGGTGCTGGCCACCACAATGATGGGAGCGGGTCTCCTGCTAAGTCTATGAGCCGGGAGCAGTTCAACTCCCTTTCACACAAAGAGCGCCAGTCCTTTTTTGAAGAGGGCGGCAACTTATCAAATAATTGAGGTAATTTCTAATGGCTAATACTTTAACCAGCCTTGCGGCTGACATTTACAAAGCAGCAGACGTGGTGGGGCGGGAGCTTGTCGGTTTCGTTCCCTCCTGTACTATTAACGCTGACGGTTCAGAGCAGGCGGCTGTAGGTCAGACCGTTCGATCACACTTTACGCAAAGTGTGTCGACGTCAACCATCACCCCGGCTATGACAATCCCTGAGGGAACCGATCAGACGGTGGAGAATAAGACCCTTTCAATCTCTAAGCAGAAAGGCGTTCAAATTCCCTACACTGGAGAGGATGCCCGATTTCTTAACGGCGGGCCGGGTTATGAGACTGTCTACGGCGATCAAATTGCCCAGGCAATGCGGGCGCTGACTAATGAGATTGAGGCCGACCTGGCAACAGAAGCCTATCAGAATGCCGGTGGTGCTTTCGGTACGTCTGGCACCACTCCCTTTGGTTCTAACTTCTCCGAGGTTGCCGAGATTCGCAAATTACTTGCAGATCGTGGCGCACCAATGAATGACGGTCAATGTTCCTTGATCGTCAATACTGCTGCGGGTGCTAACTTGCGCCAGTTGGCGACATTGACCGGCGTCAATACTGCAGGCAATGATGTGCTGTTGAGGCAAGGAACTTTGCTGGACCTCCAGGGGTTGATGCTGAAGGAATCTGCACAGGTACAGTCGCATACTAAGGGTACTGGTACTTCCTACGACACAGACTCATCAGCCGCCTATGCTGCGGGTGATAAGACAATCCATGTTGACACTGGTTCTGGCACCATCCTTGAGGGTGATATTATCACCTTCAGCGGTGATACAAGCATCAAGTATGTTGTGGACACAACAGTGACCCCAGGATCTGGCGATGAGGATATTGTCTTGAACTCTGGCTTGCTTGGCGCTGTTGCTGATGGTGAGGACGTTGCAATCCAAAATACGTTTACTGCTAACATTGGTATGCACAGGGCTGCGCTGGAGCTTGCAATCAGAGCGCCTGCATCACCTGCCGGTGGCGATGCTGCTGACGATGTTATGATTGTTCAAGACCCGCACTCTGGTCTGGTCTTTGAGATTTCCGTTTATAAAGGATTCAAGAAGTCCATGATTATGGTTGCAGCGGTTTGGGGCTTTAAAGCCTGGAAGCCTGACTACATTGCCATCCTCCAAGGGTAGTTCATGAGGGCCGTTTTTTACGGTAGGGTTGGGAACTTCGGTTTCAAACCTATCTCAGAGGTTCTATCGGGGCTGGGCTACTGTATTGAATGGCGAGACAGGGCGAATACCGAACTTGTCGAAAATGCAGATATTGTGTTTTCGGCAGGTCTCGGCAATCCTATGGGTGAGGTTTACTCTGGATATACCGCAAAGGCGGTGCCGGTGATTGTCACCGATGCCGCTTTTATCCGCCTTCCTGATTATTTCCAGATGGGATTCGGACTTAATTGGCTGCCTTCTTGGGATTGTGAGGAAGATAGATTCCTATCTCTTGGAATAGAGCTTAAAGAGAGGAGTCAAGGTGAGTGCATAGTCATTGCGGGTCAGAAACCTGATGACGCACAGCACAGAATTTCTGAAGATAAACTTACAGAGTTATATCAGGGCTGGGTTGATGAGATCAAAAACCACACGGACAGGCCCATAATATTCAGACCACACCCAAGACGGCCCACGATGCGCCTGGAGGGTGTTTCACATGACGTGCCGACAGATAAAAAGCGCGGCGGGCTTGACCAATTACTACTAAACGCACATTGCTTGATTGCTTATAATTCCACGGCTTGCACGGATGCCTTGATTGCGGGAGTGCCTTTTTACAGTCATTCTAGTCAGGCTCAGGCTTTATCAAATGGCCTAGACTTCTCAAGTATAGAAACCCCTTGGTTTCCAGACGATCATGCAAGACTTGCCCACCTTAATCGGGTGGCACATGCTCAATGGAAAGAGTCGGAGATTTCAGATAATGTCCTCAGGCGATATTTATGCGAGGCACAGTGCTGGCGAGGCGCTCAGAAAGTTAATTTCTGACTACACTTTCAACAGTGTTTTAGATATTGGCAGCGGGGCTGGAAATCATGCCTTGACCCTAAAGAATGCGGGCAAGACCGCTACCACTATTGACTTATCAAACGCAGACATTAACAGCGATTACAACTGTTATGAGTTTGACTCTGCTTTTGATGCAATATGGTGCTCACACTGCTTAGAACATCAGCTAAACGTGAACAGCTTTCTTAGAAAGGTTTTTCATGATTTAAAAATGGGTGGAGTGCTTGCCGTCACAGTACCTCCACTGAAGCATTCTATTGTTGGTGGACATGTAACTCTATGGAATGCTGGACTACTTCTCTACAACCTAATCCTGGCTGGTTTTGACTGCTCCCAGGCTAGCGTGAAAGCGTACGGATATAACTTATCTGTCATCGTTGAAAAAAAACCGATCTCCCTTCCTGACCTAAACAGAGATTTCGGGGATATAAACATTCTGTCAAGGTACTTTCCGATTCCCGTAAGCGAGCGATTTGACGGCCGTATTGATGAGGTAAACTGGTAATGGCTTTAACTCTTGAGACTGGCGCAGTGGTTAATGGCGCTGATAGCTATGTTAGTCGCGCCAACTTAATAACTTATGCCGCTTCACGTGGAACTGTTGTTGAAAATAGCGAAGATACCGATGAGCATTTAAGGAAAGCCTTTGATTATATCGACTCCCTTGAACCGAGGCTGAAAGGTGGCAGGTTAAATTATTCCTATGCCAGCGCCTTTCCAAGGGAGAATTTAATTCTGGACGGGTATGCCTGGGACTCTGACGAAATCCCAAGACAGGTAACTCAGTTACAATATGAACTTGCTTTGGACTTAATTGCGGGGGTTGATATTTATAATCGGCCACTTTCTGCAAATAACGCTAAAAAGCGGATGCGGGTAGAAGGTGTTTATGAAGAAGAGTTTGCTTTCTCCCCAGCCCAGGCCAGGCTTAAAAGATCGAGAACCATTGCTCTGCAATCAAAACTCTGCGTTAAGAACGGACTTTCAGTGGCGGTGTCACAAGGATGAACGTTGACTGGTCACAAATCGGATCTGATATAAAAACAGGAATAGGTGATATTGGTTTTTCAATCACTTTGACAAAATACTCTGGAGATGTGCCCGCTGTTACTTCAACGGATACAGCGGTGGCAGGGACTTCGACCGCATACACTCCAAACGGAATCATGAAGCCATACCCTGATAGCTTAATTGACGAAACCAGAATCCTGTCCAGCGATAGAATGTTATTCATTGATAACACGGTTGAGCCTGCGCTTGATGATGAGGTGACGGTAGATGGGGAGACGTGGAACATTGTCTCTATTCGGGTTCATAAACCAACTACAGTAGCTCTAGGTTACTGGCTTCAGCTCAGAAAATAATATGCCTGAATATAAATCTGTTAGCGCCTG